AGGTGTCGGCGTACAGCAGAATCGCGAAGACCTCGCGACAAGAATTCGCATTGCAGGCGGAAAAGAGGCTACAATGACGAACATTGCCCAAATGGAGTCCATGACTTCGAGGAACGTCGCCGGCATGAACCGGATGGCGGGCCTGCAGAAGTCGCTCATGGATCTACGAAGCAAAGCGGAAGACCGCAAAGCCGCGGCGAATAAGCCGAAAGAAAGCGATAAAAGTTCGTCCAAGAAGACGTAAAACGGAGTAAAACATGAGCAAGAAACAGGTTGGCGATCATCTCGCCGCGGATGCTGCGCTCGCAGTAGAACACACCCCTGAACGAGAAGCGGAACAGCGCGCCTACTTCGGCGGCGACATCGATGAGATTGATGACTTCGATGCAACCGGCCTCGACGATGGTTCGGACCCCAATTTCACAGCCCCTCCGGCGTCCGATGACGCAGACACTGAGGACAAAGATGATGATTCAGAAGATTCTGAAAATGATTCCGACGATGCCGCCGACGATGCAGACGCGGATAGCGATGATTCAGATGGAGACGCGGACGATTCCGAAGACGACGCGGAAGATGCCGACGATGCAGACGCCGATGTCGATAGTGAAGGTGAGGATGAAGCAGCTAGCAAACCTGCGCCTAAAGGAATCCCGAAACACCGATTCGACGAAGTAAACGAACGCCGCAAAGCTGCCGAGGACGAGAACGCTCGCCTGAAAGCGCAAATCGAAGCCGGCAAGCCGCCCGCAGAACAGGAAGTACCGTACGACGTCCGCGCAGGCGAGAAAGAGTACATGGATCTTCTACTCGACGGCGACACAGAGGCTGCTCTCGCCAAGCGCGAAGAGATCGATGCTGCCAAGGAAGCGAAGTGGCGCGCTGACACGAAAGGCGAAACCAAGACCGAGCTCTCCCAAAGCGAAGAGCAGGCTGAACTTCTGGCCCTGTCGTCAGAGGCGCAGACTATGTTCGACGTCTTCAATCCAGACCACGAGGACTACAACCAGCCGATGCTAAACAAGGTGCTGACGTTCATGAGAGGCTACGAGGCTTCAGGTGAGATGTCGCGCAGTGACGCGTTCGTAGCTGGCCTGGCAGACGTGGTTGAAATGTATGACCTGATGCCGGAAGAAGCAGCACCGGCCGACGATGGCAAGCCGAAACCGACTGGTAAGAAGAAGGTCGACCCGAAGAAAGCCAAGTTGAAAGAACAGGCCCACCAGCCGGTAGCTGGACAAGGGGCTGCATCAGCCGATAACGGAGCAGTTGCGCCGGACATCGAAACCATGACTGATGAAGAGATCGATGCACTGCCCGAGAAGACACTCGCACGGCTCCGCGGAGATTTTGTGTAGGATAAAAACCCCTACACTTGTTGACAAGTGTAGGGGTATTAGATCATAATCCAGACTCGTCCTACGCTCCGGACGTAAAACCTGACAGCGGAGTCGACCTCCTAAAAAGCGAAACAAACGCCACCCGGCGGTAAAGTAGGGAAAACCCGCACAATGATGTGCAACTTTTTTGTTTCGTAATTTAATTTTTGGAGAGTCAATAATGACTGTAACAAACTTTAATGCACTGACATCTGAACAGAAGACCGTCTGGTCTCGTCAGGTTTGGAAGGCTGCTCGCAATCTTGCGTTCACCACCAAATTTACGGGTAAGGGCGCGAACTCGATGATTCAGCGCATCACGGAACTTACGAAGAGTGAGAAGGGAACTCGTGCAGTTCTGACGCTCGTCGCCGATCTTGAAGGCGATGGTGTTGGTGGTGACAACCAGTTGGAAGGTAATGAAGAAGAGATCAAGGCTTACGACCAAGTAATCCAGATTGATCAACTCCGAAATGCCAACCGCCATAAAGGTAAACTGGCTGATCAAAAATCTGTCGTGAACTTCCGTGAAAACTCTCGTGATGTTCTCGCTTACTGGCTTGCCGATCGAATCGATCAGCTTGCTTTCTTGACGCTTTCTGGAGTCTCTTATGCCAATACGAACCGCGGCGCAACTCGTGCTAGCACGACCTTTGCCAACCTCGACTTCGCATCTGACGTAACTATTCCGTCAACCAATCGACATCGTCGATGGGATGCAACTACTGGCTTGGTAGCCGGCTCAACGGCTTCTGTCGCTGCTGCTGACACCCCAAGTTGGGCGATGCTGGTTGAGCTGAAGGCGTACGCCAAAGACAAGTATGTCCGAGGAATCAAAGGCCCGGGTGGACAAGAGTTCTACCACGTGTTTATGAATCCGCAGGGCATGGCTAAACTGCGGCAGGATCCTGACTACCTGGCAAACGTACGGAACGCTGGCGTTCGTGGCGGAAGCAACGAATTGTTCAAGGGAACCGATACGGTCATGGTTGATGGCCTCATGATTCACGAATATCGTCACGTCTACAACACGCAGGGCGCCACTTCTGGCGTTGACAAGTGGGGTAGTGGCTCGACGGTTGACGGACAGCGTACTCTGTTCTGCGGCGCGCAAGCGCTCGGCATTGCAGACATCGGTGCTCCGGAGTGGGTCGAGAAAGGCTTCGACTACGACAACCAGCAGGGTATCTCGATTGGCAAGATGTTCGGCTTCTTGAAGCCGGTTTTTCGTTCACAAATCGACGCAAGCGATGAAGACTTCGGTGTCATCGTCTGCGACACAGCGATTTAAGGGAGAAATAAAATGTCTACCATAAGAGTACCTGAAACCCGTCAGTTCGCACTAGCTGCTGTATCTACGTTCACATACGAAGACTGTGTGGGCGCAACAGCTGTAGCTATCTTGGGTCTGCCAGTTGGTTCCTGGATTACCGATCTCTTGCTCGTGATCAATACTTCCTTCGCGGGCGGTTCGACTCATGATGCTGACTTTGGTGACGCAACCACAGCTGACCGTTACAACGGCACGATCGTTGAATTGGACGGAACGGCTCTCGTCAATCCAGCCAATCCTCCGACTCGCGCCGGTGCCGGATTCATCACCACTTCTGCGGAGCCTGATCTACTTATGACTCCGACGTCTACTGGTGGCGATCCGACCTCTGGGTCTGCCGATCTCTACACGAAGTACGTAGTGAAAGGTCGCGCTCACGAGAACTACGAAAGCTAAGTTCTGCTACCTGTAGGTCCGCCTACCGCCCCCCGGGAAACCGGGGGGTGTTTTTTCACGATAATAATAGAGGAATACCGTCATGCCCATGATGAAGTCCCCGTTTGATCAAACCGTATCTTCCCTGCTTGGCCACCGCGTAGCTTTCACCGCTGGCGAACCCCAATTCGTACCCGAAGCAATCGTCCCCGAATGCCTGAGAGTCGGCATCCAGCTGACTGATGAAGCGCCGGCACCAGTGGTAGCCCCCGAGGAAAAGAGCGACAATGAAGAGGATGCGGAAGCAGAGTTTTCAGTTGCCCTCGACGCGGCACTAATGAAGATTTTGACCCGTGAAGACCCTACTGATCTGAAGAGCGATTTGTCTCCGAAGCTCAACAAGGTCGTGGCAGAAATGTCACCGGAGCTGCGACGCCCGACCGCAACGGAAGTATCCGATGCATACCAGCGTCTGCAGGAGAATATTGATCTAGCGGAGTAAGGAATGGCTACGGTACAAAACGTAATCGACGAGGTTCGATATACGATACATGACGAGGTAGCAACTTACCGCTGGTCAGACGCTGAGCTTATTGACTACGTCAATGCTGCGTCGCGCCAAATCGTCTCGATTGTGCCTGAAGCCAATCTGGTTACGACCATAATCTCGATAACCAACAACCTCGCGAAACAAGCATTACCGGCAGGGGGCATTAAGTTCGTCAAGGTGCTGAACAACGTCAGCCCAGCTGATGGCACCACGATTGAGGGGGCAGTGCGTCAGGTAGAGAAAGACGCACTCGACTCCTACGATCCCAATTGGGAATACGACACTACGATTAAGACGGTCGCCGGCGCGGTGGACTTCTTCGATCACTACTGTCACGACCCACGGGACAAGAAAGCGTTCTACGTCTACCCACCAGGTAGCACGACTGTGTACGCCAACACCCAATACTCAGCGATCCCGACTGCTATGACAGTTGTCGGCGATACGATCCCGCTCGATGACGAGTACCTCGAAGCGTATTACACCTATGTCACGTACCGTGCGCTCACGAAAGAATCTCGTGACACGCTACCGGCTGCTTACCGCCAGGAATTGTGGAACAACTTCCTCGGAGCACTCGGCCAGAAACTTCAAGCCGACGTCAGGGTCAGTCCTGAGTCGAATGCTGCGCCGGAGGCTCCATAATGGCCGTTCAGATTAGCGTAATGACGCCGGAGCTCCGCACTGAGCTGCCCGGGATTGCTACACCCATTCTAAATGCCGCGATCTTTCGCGTGCTACGCCAGTTCTTTTGGGAGTCGGAAGCGTGGAAGTACACCTACGACAACGGGCTCGACTGGACGCTGAATCAACTCGCTCTCGAAGCACCAGTTCCCGGCACCGACATACCCGCAAAGTGTGTGGTGAAGCGGGTCGACACGATCCTCTATGACGCCGATGGTACGGATTGGGACGAAGAGATTCCATTCAAGACCCGAGACGAACTCGATCGCGCGAACGCTGACTGGTATACCGAAGTCGGAACGAGTCCGACTGCATGGACCCATGGCAACGATGGGGCTGCGTTAATCATTCCGCAGGTCGCTGCGACAGTAACGACCGCTTTCCTAGTGCGCGCCGTTATAGCGCCCGTCTTTACTTTGGTCAGCGACACGCTGCCCGATTTCTTGTATTACGAGTTCGAGGAAACGATCAAGGCCGGCGTCCTCGCCCAGCTTATGAAACAGCCCGGCAAGGACTGGACCAATATTCAGATGGCGCAGTTCTACGGGCAGGCCCATGCCGCAGGAACGACAAAGGCCAGATCACGAGCCCAATCTGACTACGGTCAACCAAAGGACTCGATGGCATATGGCGGGATTTAAGGTAGATTTCTTCAAAGGGATACGGCCGCGTATCTCAGCTAGGAAGCTCCCGGCCGGCGAAGCTCAGACTGCACAAAACTGCAAGCTGGGCTCCGGAGATATTGAACCGTGGGACGAAAAAGACGCCGGTACTTCGCTGGCGAGCACCTATTACAACCGCACGATCTATAAGTTCGACAACTCCGGATCCCCGGTGTGGTTCGAATGGGACAGCTACGTTGATGTAGCCCGCGGCCCCGTAAAAGATGATTCGCTAGAGCGCACGTATTACACGGGTGTGGCAAAAGGTCGCGGTATTCCGCGCATGACATACAACACAATCGCCGACGGTGGTGGTGGTGGACCGTACCCGGAAGACTTCCGATACCTCGGCATACCAGCACCGGCCAATCCACCTTCAGGGCTAGCAGCTGTGCTGCCCGAGAGTCTCGCGGCTGCTGACAGGAAGATTACTGCGATTGACGCTAACGCGTTCATCATTAACGAAGTTCGGTACACGGTTCACCCCGGCACCGGCACAGACAACCAAACGTGGCGACTCAACTCTGCCGCGACAGGCTCGATCGGGTTCTCCTTCCCGCCAGGGGCCGCTTATAAAGTCACGCGCGTCATTAGTTCTTCACAAGTAGGCTTGGAGTCAGCAGAGACCCCGGGCGTGTTTGTCGTCACCGACAACTTCGACAAGACGACGAACAAAGACTGGCACCCTATGGACGAGCAGGGCTCGACCAAGGAAGCTGATTTCATCGGGTGGATAATCCCCGAAGGAATTGCGACGATTACCGG